ACTAGAAAAAAAAAGACATCAGAAAAAGAAGAGAAAGAAAAAAGTAAAAAGAAAAAACGTGAGAAGAAACCAATTAAAGCTCAAAATTTACTGGAAGAAAAGAATAAATTAGAAAGAACATTTACTCTTGCAGTTCCCGGCATTCCTATTTTAAGAGCCGGAGATTTAGTAAAAATTGAAAAAAATGCAACTGGAATAACAGGAGTATTTGAAGTGAAAAGTGTAAATCATAATTTTTCTCAAAAATATTCAATTGCTGGGATAAATATTTATTTTATGAGCTTAACTTTAGAATATGTGGAGGGAATAAAAGATGAATGATAAAGTGATGGAGAGTGATGAAGCAAAACATGAGGAGCCTAATAAAGCATACGATAGTTTAGCTAAGACTTTAAAAGAAAAATTTTCTAATCCAGACTGGAACGGACCTTTTTTAGGAACTGTTGTAAGTGCTCCGCCTGATTTAAAAGTCCAAATTGATGAAAAAATCATTTTAAATAAAGATAAAATAATAGTTGCTTGGGAAAAAGTAAAAGGATATACCAGACAATTTAAAGAAAACGGCAACATCAAAATTGAAATTGAAGAAATAAATATAAATGATGGGACAAACAAAGATAGCGGAGGGAATATTCACAATAAAATCTCTGCTACTGGAAAACTTAAAGGGACATATGAAGCGGATGGTAATAATGAATGGACTGATGAATTAAAAGAAGGGGACAAGGTTATATTAAATGAATTTAAAAATCAAAAAAAATTTTATTTAGTTGATAAAGCTTATCAATATTAGAAAAATGTGATATAATATTTTTGTATAAAGAGACCAAGAGTCCAGTTTCGTGAAAACGAGCTGGACTTTTTTTATTTATTGTCAGTCATGACTGACAATAAAATGAAAGGATTAAAAATGAGCTTACCTAATTCTATGTTAAGCAATATGGAGACATATAAAAGTACTGAAATAAGTAAGACTGAAGATAATAATCTTAGATTTGATTTAAAATGGAATTTTAAAAAAAATGACTTTGAATATGATGAAAAGGGATCTCCTATTCTTTTAAAAACAAAAAAAGAAATAGTAAAACAATGGATTTTAAAATGCCTTATTGTTACTAAAAATGCTTGGCGGATTTATTACAAAGATATTAAAAATTTTGGTGTTGGAATAAATAAATACAGAGGAAGAAATCCTCAGATTGAAGAATTTATTATTTCGGAATTTAAAAGAGAAATAATTGAAGCTTTGACAGAACATAAATATATAAAAAATATTGAAAATTATTTTTCCATATTTGAATCAGATAAATTAGAATTTGAATTTGATGTTGTGCTAAATTCAGCAGAAAATGAAAAAATCAAAATAGATGAGGTGTTTGAATTTGGTAACTAGAGAAGAAATTGAAAATAATCAAAATGAAATAAATGAATTAACAGATGATATTTTTTCGAGAGAACATATGCGGTCATTTGAGAATTCCGTTGGAAGTTTTCCTCGGGAAATTGTCCGTGCATTTGTGACAGAGCTATTAGTGCAAGAAGATTTATATGATGAATTATCTGACAAATATAATGCAGCCACAGCCACAGGCTCAGATTTAGATAAAATATGTGAAGAAGATTACATTTTTAGATTAGCTGCTACTGAAGCAACAGGAACAGTAAAAATTTATGGTATACCAGGCACAATCATCCAAAAAGGATACCAGGTAACTAGTAAGAACAATATTTACAATATAGAAGAAACAAAAGAAATACCAGCAAATGGAGCTATAGGAACAACCACAGTCAGAATAAAATGCACAGAAGCAGGAACTGTCGGAAATGTTACCATTAATGAAATAAATTCTTTTGCTGTTTCCTATAGAGGATTAGAAAAAGTTGAAAATTTAGAAAACATCGAAAATGGAAAAGATGAAGAAATGGACGAAGAACTAAGAGAAAGAAGAAAAAGAATTTTATCTAAAATTTCAGCAAATTATAATGCAGCAATGCTAGAAAAAATAATACTTGAAAATTTTAGTGAACTTAAAAAAGTAAAAATAGTTCCTAGGTTTAATGGTAAAGGTACTGTAAAAATAGTTGTTATCGGAAAAAATAACAACATTATTGAAACTGGTGAATTAAATAGAATAAAAACATTTTTAGATAATGAAATAATTACAGATGCAGAATTTACTGTTAATTCTGTAAAGGATAAACAAATTACAGTAACACTAGAAGCTATTTTAAACAGAGAATATGATGAACAAAATGCAATTGAACTTACTAAAAGTACATTAAATCAAGTTTTTCTGGATAAATTATTTGAAGAAAACAGAATTTATTATGCAGAAATTATTGAAAAACTACTAACAGTAAAAGCATTTAAAAAAATTTCAAATATTGATATCAATAATACAAAAGAAGACATTATATTAACAGATGAAGATCTTGTAAACATTTCAAATGTTACTATAAAGCCTTTAGATTAGGAGGAAAAATGAGCGGATTTACCTTATCTGCCAAGGCACAAATTTTAAATAATATGCTAGCAAACAAAACATTCTATGCAGGATTATTAACAAGTTTTTCTACATTGCCTTCCGGAGCAGAAAATGCAGTTGAACTTGTTGCTGCTTCTTATAGCAGGAGAGCTATAAATTTTCTTACCACTACATCAAATGAAACCAGTAATGTTGCTTCTGTTAAATTTCCGGAAGCAAGGGAAGACTGGGGGAAAGTAATTGGAATTGGAATATATGACTCTATAACTGGAGGGAATCTTATAAACTATGCTCTTTTTGATGCTAGAGATGAAGTAATAATACACGCATTAATGCAGTATGAAATAGCAAAAAATTTCTATGTTATAGGACTTAGAAATTAATGGCTAAAAATGTGCATCAGAAATCCGGAAATTATATTAAAGAAAATTTTACAGTTTCTGAATTACAAAATTTTTATATAAGAGATTTTGTAAATGATGGCCGTACTCAAGAGTACAGTTTAATCAAAATTAATGCTAAACAGATGAATTTTGTTAAGCACGTTAATAAATTGAGAGAACTAAAAGTAAAAGATCTGTTGCAATTTAGAGTAAAAGACTTTGCTTTTTATAATATAGATGAAGACTATGTTAAATTTACTCAGAAGATTCAAGAAAAAACATTTCCTTTACTTTTATCTTTAGATAAAGATTATGCATTGATTCTATATAATATTGCAAGGAATGATTATTATAACAGCATGTTAACGTCCTTACCTGGAATTTTTCAATCGGCTAAATTAATACAATCCATTTTTCATTTTGCTGATGAAGAATTAAAAAAATTAGAATTTTCAATAGATTCTGCTGTAAAAAACAGAAGATTTTTAACAGCCAGATCAGAAAAATTAGAAAAATTTGAAGAGGATTATGCATTAATTTCAAGCAAAAATTTATCTACAATTTTTAGACTGAATAGAATTATTTCAAAAAGAATGCTAAGAGTTTCAGCAAAATTAAATGATATAAAAGAAACTATGAAATTATATTTCATTTACAATGAAAATATAACTATCACAAATGATAAAAAAAATTTTCAATATATTGTTGATTTTCATTCAGAAAGAGTTGATAAAGAATATCTAAATTACTGGCTAGACTTGATTTATGAAATAATCCCTGCATGGTATGAAATTAAAATTATATATTAATTTTATTGTCAGTCATGACTGACAATAAAACAGAAAGGAATAAAGTGAAAAAAGCTATTAAAGATTTAGTAAAAAATATAAATGAAACCACACATATTCCAGCAATTACAGAAGATGATATTTTTGAGTTATTTCAACTCGATTCTGTTGCTGATTTAAGAAAAGTTTCAAGAAACTTTCTAAAATTATCGAAAATTTTAGATTATTTTTCCACTGTAACAGAAATAGCTACATCAGAAAAAGAAGGAATTGTTAAATTTGGAATAGAAAATGGAAATGCAGTAAATGCAGAAGCTTGGAAACAAGCAATAGGTCAAACATTAGGCGGTTATGTAAGTAAAGTTGAAAATAAGGAAGCAGGAAAATGGTATATAAATGATTTAACTGATGGGAAAATATATAAGTGCATTCAAAGTCATAGAAGCATAAGCTTTGATATTACCAAATTTATTGATATTACAAACATTGGACTTTCAGATAAATTGGAAAATTTATACAGAGTTCAAAAACATGATGTCCCTGTGCATGGTGGGGGAGTCAATTTTAAGAAATATGGTAAAGTTGTCGTTGTTTCAGTTGAAATTCAAAGAGAAAATATAACCTTTACTGAAAATTCTCAGCTTATTAATAGTATTCCTGATGGATTTAAGCCAAATGATGTCAGCCTTGGAATAGAATCAGCCTTGGCCAGCAATTTAACTAGCGGAAAACAAGGAGCAACACGTATGAGAATTGAAAGAAACTCTCTGAATGTTTGGGGATGCCACACTGGAAATTACAATGTTTTAAAAGGCTCTCTTACTTATTTTACTGACAATTAATCTGTAATATAACTAACTGAAAATATAATGCTTGCAGTTGTTACCTGTTGACCTTTCCACTTAGCTGTGCCATCAGGCTGTATGTAAATCGTTCCAGCAGTCCCATTGAATTGTGATGCATTTACGGACAAAAAGGACTTCGGTCTATAGTTTTCGGGAATACTGAAGATTACTGTGTTATCATTTATATATCTTAGAGCGTCCCCGCTGTCGAAAATGATAGTAACTACATTACCAGCTTTTTGAACTATGTTACATGTAGTTCTTGCAGTTCCTGTTGCTTCAGAGTATACATAAAGCTTTGTTTGCTGCACTTTGGATAAATTTTCCAATTTACACATAAGCTATACTTAAAAATAAAAGTATAGGAGTGATACAAATGAATGAGAACTGGAAAATTTACAAGAAATATCTGAATAGTTGCATTGCAAGAAATGAGGCAGTAAAAAATACAACATATAGAACATATATGAATAGTATGAAATTGTTCATTGAGTATTTGAAAAAATGCGAAGGTGATAGGTATTTATTAGATAAAAATACTTTAAAGAGTACTGTAAGCATAATGGAAAAATACATAAGACACTGTAGGGAGAAGCTCAATAATAATGCTCGGACTATCAACAATAAAATAACAGCTATATCAAGTTTTTATATATGGGCTGTTAAAAGAGGGTTTATAGAAGTGCATCCGTTTCGTGACAAACTGGATAGAATAAAAGTTACAGATTTGGAAAAGAGAAGAAAAAGTTACTATTTAAGTAACAAAGAAATAGTGGAAATACAAGTAAAAATGAAATTATCTGAAAAATATGATTTACAAGATCAGATAATATTCAATTTAATAATTGATACAGCTTGTAGAATTAGTGCATTACAGTCAATAAAATTAGAAAATATTGACTTAGAGAACGGAATAATAAGTGGAATAATAGAAAAGGAACAAAAAATAGTTGAATTTGCAGTATTCAAAGAAACCATAACATTAATAAAGGAATGGTTAAAATGTAGAAATGACAATATAAAGTATTTATTAATCACTAAATATAATGGAGTATTTAAACAAATGAGTAAAAGTACTATAAG